TAAAGTTAAATACATATGCTGTGTCAGCCGTTATCTGAGTAAAATTCACACTTGTTGCATTATTGCTTATTGTACACGATATTAGCCTTGTTGCTCCACCACTTATCCCAGCGGCAGTAAACCTTACATTTTCGGCAGTCTGCGGGAGATTATTAAGCGATACCGTTCCTGTTCCGGTCGATGTGAAATATCCGTTAATAAATACCATTTTCCCCACCCTCCTACAGAAAACCTCGCGCCCACCAGTTTGGCCTGCGAATGAAAGCCCCGTATTGATTGTTGGTAATATTTCTATATTACCTGTTCCATCAAAGGCGACACCGTTTATCGTTCTTGCTGTTTGCAATTTTGTTGCACTCCCTGCATTCCCTGTTATGGATGTTTGGGCTGGATGCACATGGTCGCCCCTTGAGTAGCTATTTTCCATTCCTGCGCTTGCTGTTCCCGCTACTCTAGGTGCTGATGTTGACGGCGAAATAGCCACACTATTTATAGCATTCTCAATATCCCACGGCGATTGGCTCCAATCCGTCGCTTTATTTCCGCTTTCTAGTTTTTCACCGCAGATTTCAAACGCACCAGTAGCGCTAGTTTGCATATTAAGTATTATATCTGTAGTTGCTGTTGTTGCCACGAAGGTTATGTGGAATCTTTTCCAGTTACTTGTCAAAATCCACTCTTCGACCCTCCAGTTAGACGTCACTCCATATTGAAGTCTAAAATGTGTATTTCCATCTATACCTCTAGCGTAGCAACTAAAAGCATACTTTTCCCCTACAACCAAAGGCACAACATTTTGCCTGATACCTCCGTCCCCTGTCGCCTTTTTATTTACTCGCCGACCATATCTAACATTAGGGTTTGGACAATCCGTTACCTCTATGACTGTGACATCTGTAATTGTGGAGCCGAGAACCCCCCATTCACCTCTTGTCCAAGTTGAGTGACCTATAATCGGCGGGATATTTGTATTTGTATTCCGCAATATTTGAGTTCCACCCGGAAACAAATTCGCTAATTCCTCTTGCATCTTAGAAAAATCAGTTTTCTTTATATCGCCTAAGACCGTCTTTGCCTCATTTGTAGCATTATTGGCATTAGTTGTCGCTGTTTTGGTTTCTGTTGTTGCTGCTCTAGTTTCCGATGCTGCTGAATTAGCATTTGTTATTGCATCTGATAAATCTGTCCAAATATTGTACACCTTTTCCGCAATCCTTGCGATGGTTTCCCTCACTGCTTTACCATACTGTTTGTGTCGAATATTTTGTATATCCTCTTTTAATGTTGTATCTCCTTCGATTGGAGTTGGGTCTCTATATTCATTCGCCATCTTCTTACCTCCTCTTTATTTGATTAATCCTGTGCGCGCTTCTCCTAACGTAAAAACTGTGTTTTGTGGCTCTGTCAAATCTAGGCTTATTTTAGAACATAGAACTCCTTCGCCTACAGCATCCTGCCCTAGTCTAACGCCTATATAGTCGCCTAGTTTTATTCGCTCAATGTCCGTGTCTAGTAGGCTTAAATCCACTGCACGAACATCCAGCGCTCTCGGAATAATCGCATGATTTTCCGTAAAATAATCTTTTGCTCTACTCAATAAGTTGTTGGGAAGCGTTATATCTTCCCATATCTTAACCCGGCTTACATGTCCGAATCTCCCTAGTGCATGTGGATTTACTAAATAGTCCAAGCCATTATTTGCGCTTGCTATAGTTACATATTTCTCTGTTTCTGCATCTTTCGCACCTAGCGGAATTAAAATAGAATAATTACCGTCTGTACGCATAGAAGTTGTTATATCTAGCAAATTTTTTCCCACATCTATGGTTTGTGCATTGTAATTGCCATATGTTTCTATGTAATCTAAATACCGTATGCCATTTTCTCCCCTAGTCCTAAAGTATCCACCATGCGTCTCCAACAATCTACTCGTAATAGCCTCTAGTGTATTTATATAATTCGTGCTACTCCTGTTTATATAGTTATTATTATCCTTTACAGTAACCCGCCCTAACTGGAATTGCTTTTCTTTCTCTACTTGTGCGTTATGATTATCCAAAAAAAACTTGAGCGCTTGCGGAATACTTCCTTGAATCGAAAAAGGGCGCTGTGTAGAGTCTAACAGAAAAGAAAGTTCTCCCTCTCCATAGACAGTACTTCTGTTGTAAAAATCCTTTTCTTCCTCCAGTATGCGTCCCCTAAATATTTCTTCTTCATTCGCAAAAACCGTTATAATTCCACTTAACAGGTAGACATTGGAGTATGTAGCATTATTTACAGGCACTGTGAACGTAATCGAGCCTGCCCTATTTAACTCCAATTCAAGTTTAGGACTTAAAACTCCGTAACCCTCCCTTACAAGGTTTGGAGCGTGCAATAATTCACCGTTTAAATATATTGTGTACATTACAAGCGCCCCCCTCTATAGTCTATAGATACAGTTCCATGTCCATGAAAGGTTAAAGTATTCCGCTCCTCTTTTATTATTAAAGTTGGGATTCTATTTATACCTGCCGGCAAATGATAGTACCTACCATCAAGAACAACATCCATTGTGCCTTCTACCGTGAAAACAGGGCAGACAGACATTCTTCTTGTTGGAATCACTAATGTTAAACTTCCAGTCACAATTAAGCCCGCATAATCCCTAGATATTCCAGTCTCGAAATCGAACACATCCCACTCCTCTTGCTCTACACTCGAAAACCTTTCCATCTTGTAAGGGAATACTTCCGCCTCTATAACTATAGTGGAGATGTTTCTATTCGACTCCCATTCATTTATCCATGCCCTGCCCTCGTAGAAAAAAGCCAAATCTTCGTCAAGAATTATTCGCATTTTTTGTCCTTGTAAGTAATCTAATATGTCCGAATATATGTTATGCCAATTCCTGCGTGGCTCAATTATGGTAAATTCAAATCGCATACGTCTATTATGGTAATTAATTCCCCCTGTGATTACTTCCGTTAAATCTAAGGCGCCATCTCCACCCGAAATGTCTACCTTTATACCTTTGTATTCCGGTGGAGATACCACGGGTCTTTTGTCTTGCACTAGCCCCCAATCTCTAACCGTGTGCTTATCTCCAAAAAGTACGCCTATTATCAATTTCCTCTCTCCCTTCTGTCTCTTATTTTGCCTAATCCATTATTTATCGCTGGCAGTATTTCGCCAACCACAGCCCCTGTATCCATAATAATCTGGTGGTTTTGTTGCTGATTCGTTAGAGTAGTTAGTAAACTAATCATATTTTCCAATAGCTCCTCCACTCTACTTTCCTTGTTTGCTTCTGTCGGTTTTGGCTTAAACACCTCTATCACTCGTTTCATTGATTGCACAAACTCAGAGTCTGTTGTTAGTTCTGGCATTGTAAATTCTTTATTTAATCCGTCCGTCACTATACCTACCGTGTCCTCTACCACTGCATTTATTTGCGGTTCCGTCTCTTTTATTCCTAGCGCGAAACCTTCCATCGTGTAGCCGCCTAGCTTTTTCAATACTCTTGAAGGGGAATGGATATCTAAAGCGTTTTGAACTGTTTTTGCGACGTTATTTGCTATGTTATTCGCCGTTGCGTAGACAGATGCCGCTCTTGCGTTTAGACCGCTTTCAAAACCTATCATTGCGTTTAATCCATTAGAGTGCATAGAATTTTGCATATTCAAAGAGCTTGTAATAATTGTTGCCCCTGCTTTCGCGCTTTCGTTAGAGTTTGTCATTCCTGTTGCCACGTTTTTTTGAAAATTATTCATCCCTGTTATTGCATTTGTAGCTATAGTTGTAAAGCTATTTGTGATTGCAGTTTGCATAGTTCTCATGCCACTAACTACTATTGTATTCATTGCTGTAAACCCACTTGTAATCACGGTTTTCAATGTATTTACTTTACTATTTACTATTGTTGCTATACTCGTTAATTTAACATTTATATTACTACTCATTTTCGCAAGTTCTGTATTTACACTTGTCCCTGCACCTGTAAATCCTGTTGTAAAGATTTCTGTTATCTCTGGAATAGCACCCGCGATACTAGCATTAATATTTTCCATTGCGGTCGGTACTATTGTTTCAAAAGCACTTGATAGAAGTTCTTGATTATTGGAAATACCCAGTGCCAATCCTTCTGTTATATAACCTCCAATTTCTTCAAAAACTTTTGATGGAGAATTTATATCTAATCCCTCTTTCGCTTCTCCGATTAAGCTATTAACCATTTCTTTTGTTGCTTCATCTGCGTTTTCTACACTTTCTAAAATTCCTAGACTTAGCCCCTCTGTAACACTCACGCCTATGCTGTTTAGGTCTGCCGCTTCTATTGCATTCTTAAGAGAACCTACTATACCGCTTTCACCTTGTATATACTCCGTTATCGCCGCACTTGCTTCGTCACCTAGATTAAGGGCGTCTACTAATGTGTCGCCTATTGTTCCGTATGCCGCTTCCCATTCTCCTTGCGATGCTAATACTGTATCTGTTCCCTGCTCTAACATTCCTTGTATCAGCGGGATGGATTCTGGTCCTGTTGCTCCGATTGCTTTTAAATAACTTTCGCTAACACCTGCTTCTATTAATTGTGCATATAATTCAGAAAATTCTTGAGTTTTAATAATTGTATCCGCTTGATTTTCTTGAATACTTGCCCATGTTGTTTCGGAATCTAATTCAATTTTTTTCGATAGGCTCGATAGACTATTTGTCATTGTGTCGTATGCGTCTAAAATTCCATCAAGTGCATCCTGCTGTCTTTCGCCTAAATCTTCATACGCATCCCCTAGTGTTCCGTACGCTTCTAAAATCGTTGGCATTGCTTGCTCTGTTGCCGCTTTTTGTGCTTCCATCGCTGCCGCTGCTATTTCTGCCGCTTCCGATTGTGCCGCCGACATTTCTTCTATAGCACTCTCTACCACTCCGAGTTCCGCACTAAGATTTTCTAAGTCCGTTAAGTATCCGTCCTCTTGCTCCCTCAATTCTTCTAGTATTTTATCTCGTTCTTTTTGCTTTAAAGCTGTATTTTCCTCAGCCTCTTTTATCTTCGCTTGCACTCCAACAAGATTTTCATTCGCTTCGGTTTGTTCTACTATTAACTGCGTTCTTCGTTCGTAACTGCTATCTCGCTCTTCTTGCAACTTAGCCGCATCTATATTGGAATATATAGCATCTGTAGTCATGTTTAAAGCATCTGTTTGTTCATCGTATTGTAGATTAAGCCCCACCATTGAACTATTCAACTGATTCACATAGCCCGCTAATTCTCTTTTTTGTGACGCCGATTTATTTTCCAGCGAAGATAGTTCTTTAATCTTATCCGCAACAGCCTTATTCGCTAATTCATCTTGTTTCATTTTTTTAGCTTTATCTTCGTGTGCGGCTGCGCTTTCTTCAATAGTTTTTCTATATGCTTCCTGTTCTTCTGCTAAATTCGCTACATCTTCTTTTAATTCTTTAGATGCTTTTGATTCTTTTTTGAACCAAGCAACTAAGAGTGCTGCTCCTGCTGCTAATGCTACCACTCCTGCTATCGCCAATTTAATAGGACCACCTAACAAAGTCAAAGCAGCATTAAATGCATTTGTGGCAACTGTACAGATATTTGTAACTATTGTCTGCCCAGTTATCGCCAGCGCTTGTCCTACTATTGCCGTTGTGGAAGTACCTGTTGCTACTGTTTTAGCCCCCTCCGCTGCTGTACTTGCAGTGGTTGCCACTGTATTCGCTGTAGTTGCCACCGTTTGTACGGTAGTTGCTGTAGATGATGCTACTACTTTTCCTGCCCACTCCGCAAGACTCTTCATGCCTTTTCCTAAGCCTGTAGTCATTTTTCCAATTCCTGTAGTCATTTTTCCAACTATCGCTAGTGCTGGTCCTGTAACCACTGCTATTGTTGCTATCTTAATAATCATTTCTTGCGTTTCTTTCGATGCACCTGAAAAACGTTCTGCCATTCCTTTAAATATGTCTATGACTGGCTTTGCCGCATCTACTGCCGAACCTAGTGCTACTAGCAATGGTCCACCTGCTTCGATTGCAACATTGTTAATCTTGTTTTTAGTCATTTGCATTTGTGACTCAAATGTTGCATATTTGGTTTCCGCTTCTGTTGCTAATGCCGTGTTTTCTTCCCATGCGTTTTTAGAAATATCAAGCGCATCTGAAAGCACAGTACTAGAGGTCGCAAGCGCCATCATTGCCCTTGTATCGCCTGTGGAACTTATACCCATTTGCCCCAGTATTGCGGTCAAGTCCTCACCGCTGTTGCCAGCTTTATTTAAGCCAACCACTAATGTATTTAATGCTCCTGCTGCATCTTCTCGCCAAGCTGTCGCAAATTCCCCTGCTGATATTCCAGCCGTTTTTGCGTATATATCTAATGCATCACTTCCAGAAATTACAGACGAATTAATATCGTTAATTACACGCATCATCGAAGAACCACCTGCCTGTGATTCCATTCCTAAGCTAGACATAGAAGCAGCGATAGCCATAATATCGGCTTCGGTCATTCCCGCTTGCGTACCAGCCGATGCCATTCTAGTCGCCATATTAACAATGTCTGCTTCGGTAGTAGCCATGTTATTTCCGAGTGCAACAATGCTCGACCCCAAATTCTCGTACTTGTCCGAAGTCATACCTGTTATGTTAATCATTTTTGCGAGTGATGATGCCGCATCTTCTGCTGTCAAATTTGTTGCACTACCCAAATTAAGCATAACGGTTGTAAAGTCCACAACATCTTCTGTAGCAATACCTAGTTGTCCTGCTGCTTCTGCTACCCCTGCAATTTCAGTAGTTGTCATTGGAATTGTTTCAGATAAATCTAGTAAAGACTTTTCTATTTGGGCGTAAGAATATGTAACGTTGCCATTCGCATCCACAACTTCATCTACTGTTTTCTTCACGCCAGCAAAAGAAGATTGCCACTCCATAGCTGCCTTGGTTGCTCCTGTTCCAACTGCCAGCAATGGTGCTGTTACTCCAATAGATAATGTTTTTCCTAGGCTCGTCATGCCTTTTCCAACACCTGCAATCTTCTTTCCTGCATCTTCTAAGGCTGACCCCATTTTATAAGTGTTAGATTCTAAAGCTAATAATCTACCATTCACTTCAAGTAATTGACTTTGATAAGAACCTAGTTGCCCTATTGATTTAACGTATTCGTTTCGTGTTTTTATTAACGCATCTTTTTGCTTGTCACTCGCCGACGCACTCTTTTCAACTTCTAGCTTGCAAGCCTCGTACTTCGCTTTTGCTTCTTGAACCACCTTATTCTGCGCTTCTACAACACTATTTAACCCTGTCTGTTTGGCAGCTAACTTATCTGTTTCCTCTCCACTTCTCCCCATAACATTTAAGTGTGCTTTCATCTCTATCATTGCACTTTTTAGTTTTAATTTTGCTCCATCCATGCTATTTGCAAAATTACTACTATCTAGCCCTAGTTCTATAATCATCTGACCTAACGGTTGATTTGCCATTTTTTCCCCTCTCTATAAAACAAAATAGGGACCAGCCTAAGCCAATCCCTTCTCTCGTTTCATGTAATCCATTAAATCTATTTTCTTTACTTCTTCTTTTTGTTTGCATACCACTGCGACTAAAGTTTGGAAATCCGCCTCTTCTATATCATTCAGCGTCCATCCTGCTTTGATTAGCTGTCTGCACATTTCGTAATAGTTTTCTAGTGCCTCTTCGGCAGTTACTACTTCCCCTCTTTTGTCCCGGTTCCATTAAGGGTATCTACAACAGTTTCTAACAATGGGTTTAATTCATCGCATTCCACATTGTCTAAAATTAAATCAACAGTCAGTTTTTTATCTCCAAAGAATCTTATTAAAAAATCAACCCTGCTATCAAGAACTTCTACAAGTTCTCCTTTTTCTATCAGCTTGCTAACTTCTGCTTGATGTAAAAGAAATTCACGGTTCCATCTCGCTTCGACTTTTTCTTTTCTAAATTCTAAAATACTTCCGTCTTTTTTAGTGATTTTTATACATGCACTTGCCATCTCTTTAATCCTCCTATGATATTTTTAATACTAATTTTTCTACCGCTTCTGCATCTTCTTTTGTTCCTAAGAACTTAACCATTGTATTCCCTTTTGCTTTACCCTCTGTATCTGCTGCTACCGCTGCCAAAGTATAAGTATCTCCCTCTGGTGTAAAGCTGCCGCCCTCTTTTGTCTTTAAAGCGGTATCGCTTTTACCAAACTTTCCTTTAAAGAATCCAAATAAAGCTACATTTCCTTCTGCATCTTCTGACTCTAACGTAACCGCGCAATATGGCGGTTCTGTATTCTCCCCGATAAATTGTGCATTTAAAGTACTGTCTGTTTCGTAGCCCATTATTGCATTTTCTGCTTCGCTCGGCATATCTATAAACTTGCACGCTACTGTCACATCACCTGTGCCTTTTTGAGATACATAATAAGCTACATTGGAGCCATATACTTTTATAGCTTCTACCGATAGCCCGCTAATTGTCGCTTCTTGCGCTGCACCCTCTCCTTGTGTACCCTCTAAAACAATTAAATCACCTTTTACTGTACCATCCGTATTCAATGGTTGTATCTTTGCTCTTTTAAATCCTATTAACATTTTTCTTCCTCCTAATAATCTGTGTCATATAGTTTCGTGTTACAAAAATAGCGCCTTGCATCTACAAAGCGCTTTGTTTCCTCAAAATATTCGTCAAGCCCATCGCTTTCTTGCGTGAAACCCAGTTTTTCCATTACTTCCTTTATTTCTCTTTGTATTTCTTTGCATTTTTTTCTATCGTATGATTGAACATCTAATTGATATGAGAATGCGTAACTCAAGTTTTTGTTTGACGCAAAATTAGCCGCACTGGGCGGCTTTAATGGTCGTATTGTAATAAATGGTTGAGTTGTGTCTGCTTCTTCTGGATATATGTAATATTTTATCCTACCAGCACATTCATTCTTTATTGTTTCATTCGCCATTAGAGCGTTGTAGACTATATCCAACATATCCTTCATAAGAACTCCATTAACCCCTTTCTTATTGTTTCTTCATACTCTTTTTCGATTTCTTTTAAGGTTTTGTCTATTACCCCAACACTTGGTGGCTTATATTGCTTTCCAGAACGTACATAGCCCCATTCTTCTAAATGTATTAATCGCCAACGGTCAGCGTCTCCATGCCACCCTACCTTAGATTGTACTATATTGTTTTTGGTTCTAGCGTCACTACGCATTACTTCTGCAACGGTATGTCCTTTAGAATATTTAGAATATTTTCCTAGTGCCTTTTGATAATTTGTTTTTAATGCTTCTACAATTAAATCCCCTGCTTGATTTACAGTTCCTCTTTGAATGCTTCCTGATTTTGCACTGCTGTATTTTTCTTTTATTGCTTTTTCTATTGCTTCCAATCCCTTTATATGAAAGCCAGAACTTTTATTCATGTTGTATACCTCATTACTATCTTTATAAAACGATTTTCAATCAAATCCGGTGCGACATCCACAATATTAAATACCTTTCCTTTGTACATATAGTGGTCTACCTCTACAAAATGCCGATTACTTGGTACATAGTCCGTTAATGCATTTCTAATTCTTAAAGTAAGACCTTCTTTTGTTCCTGCCGCCTTCAATATCTCCATGTCCTTCATGCTCGGATTGTATGCTTCTGCAAAACAACTATACAAAAATGTTGTATCTTTTTGATTTGGTTCTGGTCCTGTAGATTCTTTCTTGTAGAATGTTACTGGTATTCGTAAATCTTTACTATCTTTTTGAGGTCTTTTGTATTTTGGGTTAATCGCCATTAGCATCACCTGCCGATACCGTTAAAGAAATATCAATAATTCTCTGTTGAAAGTTATCATAGAAAAATTCAAGCGCATCATTATATACATAACGACTACGCTCGAATACTAACTCTTTCCCCTGCCTAAAAGTGTTTATATCAAAATTCCCTACAAGCCCCCTGATGTCCGCATATGAAGTTTTCAATATCTCTGTTAAGGTTTCATCTTCTGCCGCATGCGAAATCTTCATACGCGCCTTAAAATCACTTAGAATCTGTTCCATATCTTAACCTCCTAATAAGGCTATTAATTCAGCTTTCTTCGCATTAGCTGCATATTTTATGCCCAACCCATCTAATGCCACTTTTAATTCAGTTACTGTTTGGTCGGCATAATCCATTGTAACTGTTTTAGCGGCTGGACTAGGGTGTATCCGTTTCTGTAGTCTCTGGTATTTTAATTTCATAAATCTGCGCTGCGTAGTTGTCCACTGGTTGTCCATTACCTAACATATCAATAGCGTAAAGAACTGCACGTTTCATTGCGAAAGTTTCTTTGTACTCGTATATTTTCTCTGCCTGTGATTGGGTGGCATCATATTCACCCCCAACAAAGGCTATTAACTTCCCTTCCGGAACATCCACCGATTGTATAATATTGTCTACCGGAATAAAAGGAAGATTCGTTATAAAGGCGCCTGTTTGGGTTTGAACAGTCGCACGAGGAACAATGTCATAGTAGTCATTTGGATTAACTATAAAGTATACTTTTCCATCAACTGTGCGGTGTTCGTCCGTGCCTGTGTCATCCTTGTTAATCTTTCTCACGTATTTCGCAAGTTTTTTCATCACCCCAGCAATCTCCGTAATCATTGTTTTTGCATTTGCGAATGTTAAAGTTCCGACTGCGCTCTTGTCTGGGTAAACCCCCCCGACAACTGCACCATCTAAATCTTTCAATAGACCAATAGGTTCGTTGTTTCCTGTTCCTGTAATTATTTTTGTCGCCCAAATATCCCTTACTGCTTCATGCAGACATATTCGTACATATCTATGAATCCAGCGCGCACCCAATTCTAAAGTATCTTTTGAAATTAGGAAAAATGCCGTTAAAGCAAGTTGAGTATATTCTGTTGCTCCAAATTCTGCATCCAGTTGCCCTTCCATATTTTTGTGTAACGGACCAAATACAGCCGCCCCTTTACGTCTTGACTTGATAACTTTCACACGCCCAACCGTTGGACTAAATTTTACAAGTCTTAGGATTGGATGTTCTTTTTGTAAATCTTCAAAAACTCTTTCCAAGATTGTTTCTGGCCATGTTATATCTTCGTCAAATCCGCCTTTTTTCGCAACTTCGTTGTAAAACCTTGTTTCTTCTGTTGTTAATACCGGAATCCCTCTTGCTTGTAAGATATTGTTATCTTGTACACTCCCTAATTCTTCAAATTCTGCACGCACCTGTTCCCCCGCATCTTTCGCTATCGCGGTTACATATGCTTCTAGTGCTGCGTTGACCTCCTCTGATGTGGCATTTTCTGCTGCCGATACATCGTTAAACTTCCTTCTCGCATCTGTTGTTTTGCTTGTAAATTCTAATGACATTCTTATTCTCCTTTTTTTAATTTATTTAACAAAGACTTTTGCTTTGTTTTTGGCGGGTTTTCGGGTTCCTGTTGTGATTGGTTTTTAATTTGCTCCAATACATTTGTAGTAATTTCTTTTGTCAGATTAGCGATATTAATATTGCCTGTACTATTGCTCGTTGTTGGTTCTTTTTTTACTTCGTCTGCGAAACCATATTGTACTGCTTCGTCTGCGGTGAACCATTTTTCGGAATTGACCCACTCCGTTATTTGTTCAGCAGTTCGACCTGTTTTGCTTGTATAGATGTCTAAGATAGACTTATCAATCGTTTCTAGGGCATTTAATGCTTTTTTTATTTCCGCTTTATTCCCCCATGCAATAGTTGACGCTTCGTGAATCATCAAAGTTGTTCCTGTATTCATTATCGCCTTATCTGCTCCTGCAAGAATAAAAGTAGCTGCACTTGCTGCTAACCCTGTTACTTCAACCGTGATGTCGCCCGGGTGGTCTTTTATGTAATTGTATATTTCCAATCCTTCAAATACATCCCCTCCCGGTGAGTTCAACCTTATAGTTATATCACCTGTTTCTCCCTCTATTGCTTCCCTTACTAATCTAGTATCAATAACTCTTTCGTCTGACCATCTTCTTTTCTGCACCGTTCCACTTAATGTAAGAATTTTCTTACCATCTTTTTTTTCATTTAAAAATTGAAACGCTACATCACTGTTCTTTTTACTCATTCCCTTTCTCACCTCCCTTCACCTCTTCATAGTTTTTAGTACGCACTAAATTTTTACCTTGTCCTTCTGGCAACTCTTCGTACTCAAACTCTTCTCTAACTTCATCAATAAAGAACGTGCTACTTGATACCAGTTTATCAATTTGTGTAGCTAACTCCACTGGGTCACGTGGTAGTACTCCTTGTACTTTTACCCTTGCCCCGTTTATAGACTCTTCTCTTGTGAATATTTTAGCGTTTAGTTCGTCTTCTATCTTTTTAATCAAGGGATTTATACAGAATTTTTTGCAAGCCTCTATATTGGTTTCTGAGTCCGCCATTTCACCGTGAATTAAAGCAATCGGTACACCGATGATGCGTGCCACATCATCAACTAATGATTTTTTTAGCTTCGTCAACTCTTCTATTGATTGATTTGAATTATTTGTTTTATTCGTATGTTCCTCGTATTCAAAACCTTTCAACTTAGGGATAATTGCGACCGAACTAGTTCTAAAAGAATCAAACGCTCTATTCACTAACCCATTAACTCTTTCTAGGCGTGTTTTTCCGTCTGCCCCTGTTTCTTCATTTGTTGTACCCGTTCCTTCAAGCGAAACCGTGGCTCGTATCTGATTGTTACGCATAGAAATCTCCAGCATTCGTCCAAACAACTCATTGTAATCATCGAATAACTCCTTTGTAATGCTTTGCAATTCGTTGTTGCTGTATTCTAAATAAATCACATCAGACATGCGAAACTTTTTCTTAAACACATAATCTTTCACCGACACGCTTTCAAATGTATCTTCAAATACTGCGTATTTATTTCTCATAAATCTGTCAGCGATTAATAACTGGTCGTCTTCTGTAAATATTACCAATACTTCATTATCGGATAACAGCTTGTAAAACAAGCGTTGCCAAAATAAAGTAGCCGACATATCTAAATTAGGACGAACATTTAATGTGTATTCCCATTCTTTATGTTTTTTTCCATCCGTATCAATTACCTTAAATTTTGCTGTTGACATAATTCTTCCAACAAAATTTAACACAGAATCAATCGACATTTTTTTTAAGTACAAACGCTTCGCCTCTGTTTGCTCGAAACTCACATCTAATATCAAATCACTTTCTTTCTCTTTTGTCTTAGTCTTTCTCAAATTAGATATAAAACCTATTTTTCTCACCTCCTCTCATATTAAAAATTAAACCCTTCTAGGAAATCTAACAGTTCATCAATATTCACTTCTTCTATATTTTCTCTTTTATACAGTGCAGCTATAAAAGCATGAAAACCATCTGTTTTCCTCCTTGTTGGCTCTTTTTTTAAGAAAGTTCGATTTCCTCGTGCATCTTCTTTTACATAAGAATTATGCACATACCAACGCATCATTGGGTCATCTCCAAATACGAAGCGATTGTTCGCAAATCCGTCTTCTATAATTGGTGCTATTTTAGCCTGTACTCCTGCAGGATTTCGTATAAATTCATATTTGAACCCCTCTTTTTCTAATAGTGGCTTTAACAAATCCATTCTAAATCCATCAGCAGCCACCACTTCTATTTGGTATAATTTTCGTTTTTCTATTAACCAGTTAGTTAAGTGTCTTGGGTCTATGGAAGGCTCGTCTACAATCGTCAGCAATCCGTTTCGCCCCCATTCCTCTAATGGTGCTTTAGGTTTAAATGCATCTATATATCCTTTTCTAACAAAAGAATGTTGAAGCCAAATAAACACATCATTGCGTTTAAATAAAAGCCCTACACTTGTAAAATCTCGTATATTTGCATAATCAAATCCTGCCACACAACTACACCCTTTTAAACTCTCTATTTCTCTATTTGTTGCTCTTAATTGCTCATAAGTTGCAATATCTCTTTCTGCATCACCTTCAAGGAAATTCATTCGCTTTACGACGAACTCTTGGCGACCGCTTGGACTTTCTTCTAGTTTATTAAATTGTTTTTTAACTTCTCTGAGCAAACGATTTGAGTATTCCGTTTGCTCATTAAACATTGGATTAGCTTTAGCCCATAACTCCGGCTTTTCCATATCTTTAATAGTGTCTAACCTGCAAATAAAAGGAAATAGCCCTATTTCCTCACTTTCACCTTTTAATATCTTTAGTGCTCTTTCTATTAACCTGTCATAAAATCCCTCTCGGACATATCCATTGGTGCCAACATAGAATGTTCTTGGATTCTTTACTTTCCCTAATCCCGAACGTTGCACATCAACAATTCTATCATCTTCAAATTGATGGATTTCATCGAAAAATAAAGCGCCATCTCTGGCACTATCCATTGTTTTCGGATTATTTGTTCTAAATCTAAAAACACTATTAGTCACAATCCCTGTTATGTCCATTTTAGTCAACTTAAAATGTTTCTCCAACCCTCGGCTCTGAACTGTTTCATGGACTTCTTCGAATGATACCTTTCCTTGCTTTTCACTGTTGGCTGTTATTGTTACATCATAGTTCTTTATTTTGTGCAATGGAGATACTAAAAAAGCACCCAGCGTTGATAAGAAACCATTCTTACCTCCACCACGTGCTATCGTTATTAATATTTCATCAAACACTACATCTTTTGTGTCTTCCCAATAACAGAAGACAAAAGAAGCTATAAATTTTTGATATAGTGCTAACGGAAAGAAATTTTTTTCTGCGAAACTAATATAATTTTCAAGCATTTCTTGGTCAATATATATATCATTTCTTGATAAAATCTTTTTTTCTAGGTACTTAATGAGCAATAATTGGTCATTACAGACTGTTATTTTATTCTTTTCTATAGCTTTTTTGTACTCTAAAAAGTATTTATTATATATCAAATCAAATCACTTCCATCGCTCGGAGGGCTATTTTCAATCTTGAAATCAAACGATTTTTCTATCGCAAGTATCTGTGTGTTAATTTTGTTCTTCTCTTGAATGGCAGGATTCACTTTCAAAAATCGTTGTGAGCCATTCTCTGTAATTACCACGCTTCCCTCCTCTTCGATAAATTTATCCAGTTCATAATATAGCTTTACTAGATTTATATATCTAGTAACTTTTTCTTTCAACATATGGCTAGTGTTGTCTATCTTTTCAGTAAGTTCTTTTTCTAATTTTCTTATATTATATTTCATATATACCCCCCCTCACGTGAGAACCTCAAAAATCTACAGAATTGACCCCATGCACCGGTTTCCCGCATTCCTTTTTATGCGAAATTTTTTCGATGGGGGGTCTACTTTCCTATTTTTTTACTATTTTTTCCTTTTTTTCTTTCAGTTTATCCATTCTTTTTTTGATTTCTTTCTTCTTTTCTTCGATAACTTTGTTCCAATTTCTCATATTTGGTTTGGATAGTATCAGCCGTTGCTGTGCTTGAAGTTTCCTTATATCTTTGTCCGTGTAATAACAAGTAACTTCATCTTGGCAACTGTTACACCTTGTATGTACTCGCTCTACATCATCACTGCACTTACTTGTTTCAATCATCACTGGTTGCACGTGTCCGCACTTAACGCATTTCATCGTTTGCATTTTTCTCACCACCATTCATCGTTCCACTTTTTTTCTTTATGACTTTTTCGATAATTCATTCGACCGTGTCTTTTGTTGTGGCAGTCTTTACACAATGTTCTTAGATTACTATCTTCTAGTGCAAGTTCTGGACAATCTTTTAATTCCTGTATATGGTCAACCTCTAAAGGCGATTCATCTTGCTCCTTATCTTTCCCTAGCTTTACTTTGCCCTCTTCTTTGCACCATTGACATTCAAAAGCATCTCGCTCCAATATTTTTTGACGCTTTTCTTTCCATGTACTGGTGTTATAGAAAAGCATTCGGTCTTCTCTTGTTTCTACGTTTGGAAGCATTTATATTTTCCTTTCAATGCTAATTACTAAATAAACATCCTGCTGCCCCTTATTAAAATATTTCAACTGTTTTTTAATACCCTTTAGGCTCTGTTATTTTGCCTTTTAACCACATGCGCTATAGCGATACCTATGCTTACTGCTAAAGTTATTGGCCATAAAATACCTTGAATAATGTTTAAAGTAATACATAAAATCTTCGCTAACATCTTTAAAACTTTCAATCGTTCTCTTAAAACCTCTACCGCCATTGCGCTAAATATTATCGCAATTAAACAGTAAATTATTATCATCACTAATCCCATTCCTTGTCCTCCACTCTATTCTTTTTATTCAACAATCTTGTTATCCTGTATAAAAATAATATTATAAAAGTTAGACCCGTTTCCACTGTTGGTACTCCTGCTATGGTCAATGCTAGATTCATTATCAAGTATGTAATCAAGTGCATGGATTCTATTGATGGGTTTATCTCTATCGTTTTTCTTTTTTCCATTCTTGAACTCCTTGTCTGCTCCGTTCTCTAAGTATTCTTTTGCTTTCTGCATCCAGCAAATCTACTTCGCTTCTTTTCTTCCAGTATTCATGATTCTTCTTAGTTTGATATTGGTATACTATTTCAAGCACAATACTTACTGGCCAGATAGCACACCATAAACTGTATATCAAAATATTTTTCAATCTTTCATTTCTCCTCTGCCTTGCTAAATCTTTTCTAAATATAATGCAGGACCCAATTACTATTACCGAACCAATTATTACGTAAATTGCTAATAAAGATATTGCCATACACACATCCTCCTAAATTTCTGCATAAAAAGAACCACCACTTATTCGATAAGTAATGGCTCTGTTTTTAATTAATTTTCTACTTCTACATAATATCATATATCGAACGGGAATTGTGGGAAACTTTATTTTTTATCCATTTAACCAGTTTAGCGGCTTATTCAACGCTTTACATATTCGTCTTCTATTTTCCGTTCCTGGCTTATTTCTTCCACATAGATAGTTGCCTATCCGTCCTTGACTCACTCCGCTTGTTCTAGAAAGTTCCCCAGTACTTATGCCTTCTTTTTCTAAATGTCTTTTTAGCTTTCTTAGGGCAAATGGGAATACATGACCTGCTGAACTGGTTCTTTCCTCGCTTATCGCTTTTACTTCCTGTATTGGCTCAATTTTAACTTTTACAGGTGACTTTGCTTTCTGTTCTTCTTGCATAAATGGTTTTGCTAAATCAATTACATACGGCAATGCTTCTGCTGGGCAGTTAGCTATTAGTTCCATTGTTTTTAATCTGTCAGATATACTTAACTGTGATATCTCTTTTATTGGCTCTTTCGTTGAATATACTCCTGTTTTTCTTATTGATGGAAGAACTTCATTTACTAGCCATTTTCTAAAAGGCTTCACTTTGTCCGTCTTCATTTCTAGCATTAAATCGTATAGCTGGTTCTCGTTTATATAACTGTGTCCATCACGGACACACGGCTTAATCTCGGCATTTTTAACTACTTCATCT